GTATAAGGCACATAAGTAGACGCAGCCGTAGCCGTGCTTAACTTGTTGTTAAAAGTATTCCAATCGGTGCTAGTTAAGGCACCCGTTGCGCTTGTACTTGCAGCCGCTAAACTTAAAGCTTGCGTGCTTAAGCTTAAACCATTTGCCGTGCCTATGGTAACCGCCGCGTGCCTTGCCGCCGTGTTAGCAGCTACGTCCGTGTTGGCGCTTACGCGTCCTTCGGTATAATATAAATTTGTGTTCTCCGTTACTTGGCTTGTATTATAATCACCGCTTGTAGCAACAACCGCGCCGGTGCGTCCAAAGACTGAACTTACGCCGGTAACTAAGCCGCTTACATTTCCGTTAAGCTTTTGTATTGCTTGCAAGATTGTATCCGTTGCAGCCACCACACCCGAACCGCTTGTGTAACCGGTTAACGTTGATCCTATCGCTCTAGCGTTTGTAAAATATAAGTTTGTGCTTTCTGCAATATCATTAGTAACTAAACTTACTGCGCCGGTGTATCCGTTAACCGAACTAACCGCGTCGGTGTTGTCTACCTTATCCCAGGTCGTGCCGTTAAATATTATCCAGTCACCTATATTCCAACTTGTAATGCCGTTTATGTTTGTACTGCCCGCCGTTGCAACTATATAATAGTCGCCTTTAGATCCTACGCTACTAACAATAGTAGGTGTGTTTGTTGATGCATTCCAAGTACCCTCGTACATAACGCCACCAACTAAAGCACTAATTTGATTTTGCACCTTACCAAACGCACCCAAAATACTATCCGTGTCGGCAATGGTGCCGCCTCCTACTAAATTAAGTCCGGTTAAAATCTTACCCGTCACCGCGCTATTAACTAGCGTAGGGTTAGCATAAGTACCGCTTAACTCACCGCCCGCAGCTATGCCGCTTATAGTTGTTAAATATGTATTGTTGTCGTAGCTTATAGTAGTGCCGCTAATCTTTACAAAGCCGGTGCCGTTAAGAGCCGATTGCTTGTTATTAAAGGTAGTCCAATCGGTGCTACTTAAATAGCCATCGCTTGCGCCGCCCGCCTGGCTTATGCTTACTACTCCGCTCGTTACACTAATTGGCAAAGTACCGCTTATTGCAGCCCTTGCACGTGCATCGGTATAATAAAGGTTTGTACCTTCGCTTAAATCCGTAGTACTTTTACCACTAAACGCAGTATTAAATCTTGTTTGAGTATAATAAAGGTTTGTATTCTCCGGTACTGCTAAAGTGTCTAAAGTTTGAAAGGTCTTGTCACCTCTATAATATTGCGCCGTTGTACCGCTTGCTAAAAAATTCTCTTTGTTATTAAACGTAGTATAATCGGTAGCGCTTAAATACCCGTCCGTTGTTGTATTGCTTTGAGCAATACTTATAACACCGCTTACCTCACTAATCGGAGCCGTGCCACTTATAGCACTATGCACTCTATCATTTGTAAAATATAAATTTGTGCCTTCGGTTACTTGGCTTGTAGTATAATCACCATTTGCCGAAATTACCGCACCCGTTCTACCGAATACGCTAGTTACTGCGTCGGTGTTATCGTCAGTCCAGCTAGCGGTAATTGTGCCGCCGTCTTGCTGGTTTAAAGTTAAAACTTTAGTTGTTGTACCCGTAACCGCTGCGCTATTGATTTTATCATTATATGCAGCATCCCAATTCGCGGTGTTATCCGTTAAGTATGAAATCGTGCCACCGATAGACTTAACTATTCCGGTGCCGTTTAAATCGTCTTGCTTTGCATCAAGCATCACTTGAGTAGGTATAACATAACCGCTCGCCATACTAAATATACCGCTTGCACTATCATAGTTAATGCCGGTAATTGTTTCGCTTATCGCGGCCCTACTTCTTGCGTTAGTATAATAAAGGTTTGTGCCTTCAGCTACTATGCTTGTAGTATAATCGCCGGCTTGACCTACTACGTTACCAACTCTACCAAATACACTAAAAACGTTACTAGGCAACGGATAAGCACCCGTTTGGGTTACTATATTTACAACCTCTTCGGTTACGTTTACTTCTATTATTTCGTCGCTTACGTTTATTATTTCCATTATACTTTGCTTATGTCTTCTTGAACAATAAAGTTACCCCAAATATATGTCTTGACCTCGCCACTTGGGAAGGTTACATTCATATCGTAGACGTATGATCCAGCCGCTACGTCTACTATTTTATTTAAGGTTATTTGGTTACTACTTACACCGCCTATGCTTATGCTACTATTGGCGGTGCTTAATGTTAAAACAACGCTTGCGCTTGCCGGTGCCGGTCTTACTTGTATTAAAATAGTAGAGCCGCTTAAGTCTACCGGTGTAGTGTCTGCAAGTATTGCAAATACTTGGCTCCAAGTATCATTGCGCCATATCTTTACATTATATTGCGCTGGTCTTAAATCCGCGCTAGTGCTATTACTGCAACTCATTTTTTTATGGGTTTAATGGTATGTCACAAGCATCAAAATCCGAAAACGTGGTCATGTCAAAACTAAGTTCAACACCGGCCAAATAGTCTTCAAACTTATCGCTTATTAAATTATATGTTATATTGTCATCAATTACCCAATTGTTAGCGCCGTTTCTTAGCTTGCTAATAATGTCCGCGCATATCTGCAACTGATCGCTAGTTACATCGTCCTCAAATTCTCGCTCCATTCCGGACTTATCTAAAAACCAAAGGGTTAAATTATATTTTTGTTCACGCCCTACATTCAAGCTACCCGAATTAACCGCATAGCAAGCAACCGGAAAAACCGGCTGGCTATCCGCGAATAACCACTCGCGCGGCGTCGCACTCTTTACGCTTTTTATCATCGCGTGCGTATCTAGTATCGTCTTTATGGTCTTTATTACTTGGTTGTAGGTCATTAAATTTTTGTTTTACTTTGTCTAAAAACTCCCGCTTATAGCTTCGTACTTTCATAATAATCGTTAAAATTATACGGCAAATCCAAGTTATTAACTTTGCGTCTATTATTGCCTCGGCCTAAATAAATAGGCGAGGTGTAAGCTTGTATCTGCGGTGCAATTACATCGTAACCGCCACCGATTGTAAGATACTCTTTAAACATAGTAGAATTTTCTCTTAAATAATCTATAAGCCTTTGCTTATAAAATTCCCCGTTGCTCATATATTTACGCTCAAGTAAATCTAATTGGCCTTTGCTTGGGCTGCTACTATCTTCGCTAGTCTTTTGCATTACGCCTTTACTAAAAAATTGAAAGCTAGTACTTATAACCATTTCAGCAATTGTAAACCAACAAAGCGCATCCGTTATATAGTTATCAAGCAAGTTCTTTTCGTCCTGGCTTAAGTCACCTATTTCAATGCCGTCTTGTAATCTATTATAGAAGGTGCTACCAAGCGCCGGCATAATATACTTATCTTGCGCTAACTTAATAACGGGCTTTATTTGCTTGCCATCAATAGCATCGCTTATCGCGGTGCGGCTTTTAATTAAGGTCTCGTTTATAAAAAGTATGTTTAAACTCATTGCTTATTTTTTTCTAGTTACTATTTTAACATTCCAACGATGGCGACAATATGGTCTATGGTTGCCGTTAGGCTCCGTAAACCAACCGCCTCTACGATCCCAAACCGAATAACCTAGACGCTCGCTTATGTTCTCTATGTCGGCACGGCTCCAAAGCTTAGTCTCGGCTAGTTGTAACATTCGCGCACAAAATGGTCTATTCTTATCATCCTTCGGCCCATAGTAAGTATATCTTAAAAGCACCTCGGTCTTAGTAGCTTTGTCGCCACCAGGAATCTTTTTTAGTGGCTCCGTTAACTTTCTTACTACCGGTGTATAATTAGGGGCTAATATACTTATTTCCATACCGGTTTGGACTAAGTACCCCTCAAGCTTTAGCGCCTCTAAAGCATTATCTATTTGTTCAACGCTTTTGTTAAGTACCTTGGCCATAACTTCCGGCGTGACTCTTTTGTCTTTGCTAATTAAATCTAGCACGTTTGCTTTAAGAACGTTAATCTCTTCGTCGGCAAACTTTTCGTAGTTTCTAGCTTCGTGCGTTTCTACTACGTCAAAGTCGTTAACATTATCGCCACACGCTGCAAACTCATTAAGCAATAATTCGTCTTGCATTGATGCAAATGCTTGCTCCGTTGCTGGATCATCGTCCACACCTAAGAACGTATTAACATCGTCGTCGGTAAATCCAAAACCATTCTTAAGCATTAAGCTAGCTTGCGCTTTGTTAATCTTACCATTTGCAAACTGACGCACAATACGCATAACGTTTTGGTGCTGACGACCGCTTAAGTTAGTAAGCATTGCGTTTGCTTGTACCGGCTGCGCTATCGGTGTACCGCTAGCATCGGTTGGTACCTCACTCTTTAAGCCTAGCTTTTCTCTAATTTCCTCACGTGTCATATTAGCGCTCATAATAGCTTCGCTAAATTCAAAGCTTAACGGCTCTACTGGTACTATTAAATGCTCACCAGGAATGCCGGCTAAATTCATAAGCTTACTAAATGTTTGCTCATGTTCTTGCTGGCGCTCGTTAACGTATGTATTTTGGAATATTTGGTATGCGTCTCTTATTTCGCTACGGCCTCCTAGTTGTCCTTCGGTCTTAACACCAAAAAGCATAGGGCTTGTAACTTGATGACAACTAAAAATTTCCGTTTGTATTAAATTATTGACGTTTGTAAAGTCCTCTTTTGTCAAACTTGTTTCGCCAAGGTCAACAATGTCTACTGCATTTTCTCTTGATGGGTTAAATGCAATTACTACGCGGTCGCCGTCGTGGTTTGTAAATTTCTTTTTTAAATCCATTTCAACGTCGGCTTGCTCCTCTTCTTGAGGTAAGCCATTGTTAAAATTAATTAACTTAGTAGCGACAAAGTTATGCTTTGCATTACCTAAAATGTGTCTACTTACTTGAATATCACTTTCAATATAGTTAAGACCTTGAAAATAACTAGGTAACGGATATACGTCACTCTTAGGATTGTACTGCTTAACATATAAAATCTGCGCACCCGTTGGATTGTTAATGTTAAACGCTGGGTATTCTCTAGGCTTTTCTTTAAAATCGCTTAGAGTCCAATCGTTCTTAACATAAAAACAACTTAAGTCTTTGCTTGCTCTTACCTTTTGAAATTCAATATGGAATACATCTTTAATAACACCTAAGGCGTTATAAATAATTTGTAAGTAAAAACCGCCATGCAATTCATCGTCTAAGATAGATCGCTTCAAAATTTGGTTCCAGGTCTCGCCGTGGGTGTTGGCTTTTTGGGTTATGTCCTCAAATCCCTTGCCATAAATGTAGTTAACCTTACCTTTAATAATAGCGCCATGCTTAGGACTTTCGCCGTAAAGGTCTATTAAATAGGTTGGGTAATTGTTTTTTTCGCCAAACTCAATATAGTTGCGGCCCTTTTTCTCTTCAAATTTAGGTTGCTGCGCTTGATCAAATTGGACGTTAATTATGTTATATGCTTTACTCACTTGAATAGGTTTTAAATTCGTTACATTGTTCGTCGTACATCGGTTCTGCGCACTCCGTGGCCTCTTGTAAATACATAAAGCCCTCTTCTACTATTGCGCCACTTAAAGCCTCTTTTTTATTTGTAGCACTTGCTTGCTCACGGATTCTATAACGCCAAGTACCACACTCTTGATTGTCAAAAACTGCCTTTAAGACTAATACCTTTTGGTATCTATCTTCGGTGCTTATATTAGTTCCTACAAATATAACACTATCTTCGGTAGCGCTTGTAAAAATAAATAAATATTTAGGGTTAGCAATTGTCGCCAATTCTAAGCCAGTAAATATCAAATTATTATCCACCCCTTTATATATATGTAACATTTGTTTAAAATTAAAATGCCCTACCCACGCAATGTAGGTAGGGCATAATTAAATAACTATTAGGTAGAATTACCCAGCAGTCTCAAGCGCTAAGCCTACTGCATTAGACACTTGTAAAAAATCATCCTTTTCAATACCAGTCAAAGTAATATTATATCCGTTACGATCACCAGCCGCAGTTCCACTTGTTGATTCCGTAGAAGCTAAGTAAAGACCATTGTTTTCGCCGTACATTCTATAAACTCCGTCCATATCTAAAGTAACCGCAATTAATTTATTCTTGGCTAAAGTACGTACAATGTTAGCAGTTGTAGAGTCTCTCTTGTTTAAAGGGAATACAACCTGGTGTGTATAAAATACTGATCCGTTTTCCTCGGACGCAGTTGCATTAGAACTTGTATTTGCGGTTGCACGTGGCACCTCAAATTTGTAAAATCTTTTACCAGCTACTTTAGTAATGCCGGTAACTAGACCGCTTACTTCAGTAACGCCGGAGATATTGCCGAACTCGGCTAAAAAAACGGCTTGTAAGCCTCCGATATTTTCGCGGCAATCTATTGTATATCCGCTAGTTATTACACATGGCATGTTAAAAAAAGTTTAAAAAAAAGGCGGCTTATTTCACCGCCTTTTCATGTTTATAATTTAATTAGATCGCTGACTTAAACTTAACACATAAAGTTGTGTAAGCTACGTTCACACCTAATTTGAATGCTACTCTATAACGAACCTCGTTATTATCTTTAGAATACCAAATCATGTAGTTTTCCTCTTCAGCTTCTAAGTCAAACGCCATAGCGATATTAGACAAAGTAGTTGCGTAAATGTCACCAGTTCCGTTCAATCCGTTAACCGCTACTAACTCTACGTTAGTTCCTGGAATAACAAAAGTTTGGTTTGCATCTCCGTCAACTTTGTAGTTGTAAAGGTTCAATGCTTGATAAGCTAAAACTGCTAATCTATAAACATCGTTACCACACATAACTTTTAAGTCTTCAGCGTCAATGATTTCAACTGGGATAGCTTTGTAAACTGCATTCAATACACTCACTACGTTAGCAGCGGTAATTGTTGCAATTGGGCCGCCCGATACGTAACCTGATACGTTAGCGTCAACTGGAGAACCAGCATCAATCAACTTAATTAAGCCGTCAAATGGAGAAAGGTTTGTATTACCACTAGCCGTATTTCCTTGCCAAATTCCAACCTCTAATTGCTTAGCGATCATCTTGTTTTTTTGCTCGGTAAATTTAGCTTGAAAATCTGCCCATCCAAAATCTTCGTAAGTTGATCCAGCTTTTAAAGCCTCTTGAGTAAAGTAAGCTTCAAAATCTTTAGGACAAATTGTCTCTTCAATTTTGATTTTACCTACTACAACTTCAGCTTGACTTAAAGTTGTTGTACCACTAGGGTTCCAACCGCAAGAGTCAGTTTGAAAGTTTGCGTTAGTAGCTAACTTAGGTACTTTTACGCTAGACTTAGTCTTAGGTAATAAGATACCACCAGCCTTTAATAAAGACTGCGTTTTTGCCGCGAATACGGCTTCGGTTAATAAAGGCGCAATTTCTTGTTTAGTATATGCGCTTATGCCGCTGAATGATAATGCCATTTTATTATAATTTTAGTTTATGAACAAATTGATTTTGAAAATTTTTCAAACTCGCTCTTTGCATCTAATTTTTGATCCGCAAAAGCGTTGCTTGTTTTAACACCAGCATCCGGTGCTGATTGAGGTGCTTCAACTAGCATCTTGCTAATTTGCATTAAGCCCTCAATTACTTTATTTGCTTGACCTAGTTTAGCTTCGTATTGAGCAAACTTAGATTCGTATGCAGTAAATTTTTCGTTTGTTGCTGATTCAAAAGCTGCAAATTTTGCGCTCATATCTTCAACTACTGGACTTTCTACTTCCGGCATATCTTCCATCTTTGGTTTAATTTCCATGATAACTCCGTTGTCAGCTAAGACAATAGTTTCACCACTTTCAAGGATATGCTCGCCAACTGGAGCCGGTACGCCTTCAATAGTTACAATACCGCCAACTGCTAATTCAGTTACTTCAACAATGGTGCCGTCTTTTAATTTGGCTTCCATCATTTTAACCGGTGCCGCAGTTTCACCGCTAGGCATTGGCATTGATTCGTTTCCTACAAGTTCTGCAAAGAACATAGAAACTTTGTTTAAAATGTTTTGTGCTTGTTCCATGTTTATATATATTATTTATGTGTTAAAGGTACTTTTAATAGTTCTGCTAGTTCTGCTAGTTTTTGTTCTGCATAGGTAGGATCCTTTTTTTCGCTAGGGTATTCAAAGTATCCCTCTACGCTAAAACCTTTTACCTTGCCTTGTTTTATTAGCTGCCATGCTTGTTCATTTTCTACATAGAAACTACCAAACCAGCTTCCGTCTTTAGCATCTTCAAATCCGGCCATTGGTTGTATTCCTCTTGCTTTGTCTACAATAAAACTTTCAAACATAATAAGTCCGTCAAGCTGCATATCTTGATCGTGCATTAAATTAACATTGCCTTGGTAGCCTTTCTTGCTAAACTTAATCGCAATGTCTTTTATAGTTTCTGCACTAAAGGTTACAAAATGCTCACCAAATTTCTTATTGTTTCTATAAATAGGCTTGTCTGCTAGCATTAATGGGCCGCTTATAATATGCTTGTCTTCGTCCTGGATAGCAAAATTAAGTTTTGGCTTATCATTTGAAAAATGCTGCTCCCACATTGAATTGCAAATAGCTACCGCTTGTTCACTTTCTTTGCCTTCATTAATAACATAGCTTATGCATCTAGGTAAAAATGCGTCTTTGGCTTCGCCTTTTGCTGGCTCAATAAAATCTTGGCTAAATGCCACAAAGTCACGCTGAATAGCCGGCTTGTCTACAAGTGCAATAAAAGATACCTCGGCATCGTCTTGCAGTTCCTCTTGTATTTTAAGTTCGTAAATAGGTAAGTCCATACTTAATAAATATCTTTTTTATAGTTTATGTACTTTTAATTGATTCTAGCCGCGCGGTTAAGTCTTAAGATACGTTCTTGGTTACCACTCACGTCGCTTTCAACTACAAAGGCCCTGGCTGCCACGTTGCCTATTTGGTTTACTTGTGCTTGGTTTAAAGTAGTTGTGCTTGCTTGCGCCATTAAAGGTGCGCTTACATTCATTGAGGGAATGCTAGGCATAGCACCACCGCCACCGCTTGATCCTTTAACACTTGGCACCTTTACGCCCATAATAGATTTAACGGATTGAATACCCGTTGCAATAATACCGGCAACGGATGCAATCTTTTGTATTGTGCCAAATGGTTCCGGCAATACTGACTTTGCTCTTATAACTTCGGACGCACCAATATAAGTATTTATTAAAGCAGTTGCAATACCTAGGGCTTTTCCGGCCGTAGTTTGTTGGCCAATAATAGCACCTAAGGCCTCCGTTGCATTTCCAATAGCGTTTAAATTATCAAGCTTAGCTTTCGCTATTTTATCATCGTTTAATTTATCTAATTCTTTTAAACTTTTTTCTCTATTGTAATTATCAATAACTAATTGAGTCCTATATTTTAAAGCCTCCTCTCTATCCTTAGTTGCTTTTGCTTCCCTTTCTGCGTCTGCCTTTGCTGCGTCTGCTATTAATTGCTCACCATATTCCCTTTCCTCTTTGTCAATTCCTAATTGATATTCCTTTTTTTCTAAATCCCACTTTTGCTTATCAAGTATTTCCTTTTGCCTTTTTTCCTCATCAATTTTTCTTTGAGCGGCTGCCTTTTCATTTGCTGTCTTTTCTTTGTCAGCAATTGCTTTATTTTTTTGATCTATAAAATTCAATTCTGCTATTAATATCTCATTTTTAGCATCTTTAATTGAACTAAGTGCTGCTCTAGCTTCGTCACTATCTTTGTTTTTTAATTCATTATAATATCTTTCTTGAGACTCTAATAATAATTTTCTATTATTTTTTTCAATATTATATATTTCATTTGCATTTGCTCCTTTAGCTTTTGCTTGTGCTAATAATAAATCACCGCTCCTTTTTACTGATTTACTTTCAGCATCAAGTGCAACTTGTGCGCCTTTTAATAAAGAATCATTTAATTTTTTTTGTGCCTCTTCTGCTCGTTCTGCTCTTGATGCATAGTAATCCCACGCTTCCGATACTGCTTGTATTGTTGATGTCAATAAAATTAAACCAGTCGCAGCTAGTAACCCACTAATAGCAAGTCCAAAACCTTTAGATGCGGTTGTAGCACCTTTTGCAGAAACTCCAAAAAATTGTAAGGATTTACTTGCTGCATTATTTGCAACTTCATAAACTTTTGTTAACCCAGTAGTTTTAGCAATGTTAGTTCCAATGTCTTTTACATCGTCAAATAAATCTTTAAAAGATCCTTTAATATCATTAAATTTTACTTGTGAAAATTGCTTAAGTCC